ACCTTAAACCGCATATCTTCGCCAGTTTCTAGCAATGTTAATTCCTGCTGGTCACCGTTATCGTCAAGATATGTAAGCACCTTATCTTTAGGCGCATACACCTGCAAGTAACTTACAAAGACATATGTAAGGCGTTCGAGAGCATCTTCAAGCCATCTGCTATATAGTTTGATGCGCTGTGTCCCAAACGACTGCATAGTTTGTATACCGCCAAACGTATCTGGTGTTGCTGACGTTACCTGTCCTTGTACCAAGCTGCTAATACCTGTAATGTATTCTAACAATGCTTGCAACAATCCTAGTATACGCTCGATGGCAGGGTTAAGAGATGATGCTTCAGTAATAATAGGACGTCCACCATCCGATAAATCTGGATTTGGACGATATTCAATAAATGCATTTGGTTTTGCCCAATTCTTTTCTGCCTTACTTGGGTCAACAATACTGCCTTCAGGATAAAGTACCTTACGGTGAGCAGAAGTCTGCATATCGTATATTAACAGAGACCAAAACTTGTTCAACGCCTTGACTATATCTTTGATATAATGCATGATACCATAAATCTTATCAGGACGGTTAGCCATTGATAGCATAAATGGGATCAGCGGGTATTCATCACAAGGTATGATTGATTGTTCAATGATACGATTATTAACCAGCAGCCATCGTTTAACCATTTTTTGGTTTTTGCGGAAGAAATTACGTACTGTAACTACTTCATCACTCAACAATGTAAACTCATAAGCTACAATTGTATCAGGCATTTGAGCATACGTCATCTGTAACTGCTGCAATTGCTGCATTTGCTGATCCATTTGCTGTGACATTTGATCCCAAGCACGTTGGCTGCCTTCTGCTTGTTGCATTGCAGACATCAATGTTTGTGAATCATTGACAATGGCGTCCTGACTTGCTACTAAATCACGATTAGATTGTTGAGCTTGAGGTGCTTGCTGCTGCATTTGCTGCTGCATAGCAAGTATCTGGTTCATTAACTCCTGTTTGTCAGGATTTGGTATAGTAATTGGTTTAGGTTTTTTACTAGATACTTGCCCAGTATCGCTGATATAAACATTAACCTGCTGTTTACTAAAAAACTCGCGGGTCCAAACGTATCTATCACGTTTGTTGCCAGTCAAACCTGCCTCAAAAGGCCATCCAGCTACCAAAGGTATGTGAGTAGTATCAACACCCCACATTATATCGGGCGCAAAATTGGTTATATCATCTTCAGTAAGAGTTATATCGTAACGACGTTCTGCTTTACCTCGTGGCAGCACATCAACGACGCACATATATTCTGCATCACTAAAATCTGGCTTGCGCGCATGGGGATCGACGTAGACTTTTTCCCATTGTACGTACTCGGCTACAACGCCAAATGTTGTTTCGGAGTAAAAATCATTAGGGCGTACTTGAAACCAACCTAATCCACCTGCAAGGCAGTCACGTATTGCCATTACAAGTTCACGATTCATGTGTGATTCGTACCAAGCAGCCACAATTGCCTGCTGATACATGTTTGTAAAGTCTGCAGTTGAATCAGTAGTTGCCAGCAAACGCGGTGCTGGTTTAGCACCAGTAAGAAAACTTACCATTTGCTCGATTATAGCCCAAGAAATCTTCGTCGAAATTGGGATATCGTAACGTTGAGCTATAAAATCTAGCTGTTCTTGCGTAAATTGTGTACGAGTTCCGTCAACATCGCTGTAATAGATCTCAAGATCTTCTTTCATTTGCTTACGCGATGTCGTTGATTGCGCGACCATCAATCTAAATTGGTTATTTAGATGTTGTATAAGGTCGTCGCCTTTGTCCTCGGTTATATTACGTCGTGCCATTGCTGTTGCGTTTGTGTTTATATAGGACACTTTGCTTGCTTGCTGTGTGCGAACATACAGTATAAGTCAAGTTTTTACAACAATTTACTGGAGTACCCATGTTTATGAACGAAGAACTGGTGGAGCCATCAGTTTATTCCAAGCTGTTTGCGGTGCAGTCGGAGATGCCGACAATACCTAAAACAGCTACCAACCCTCATTTCAAAAGCAAGTATGCAGACTTGCCTACGATAATGACTATACTGCAGCCAATACTGGCAAAACACCGTGTATTATTGCTGCAACCAATCCTCAATAGTGAAAACGACAGCATAATAACAATATGCACCCGTTTCATTGACATCGATAGCGGTAAAGGCGTTAGTGCAGTGACAACAATGCCTATTGGAAACAACAAAACTCCGCAAGCATTTGGCAGCGCAATCACTTACGCGCGCAGATATTCACTATGTAGCTTTTTAGGTATAGTTGCTGATGAGGATGACGATGGTAGTTTGACCGTTGATACAGGCAAATTGAGCCAAGCACAGCTTAAAAAGGTATTTGCAGCAGGTACAAAAGCTGGATATAGCCACGATGATATGTTAGCCAAATTGCGACCTAAAGGCATATTCGCTTTAGATCAGATGTCTAGTCAAATGGCATCAGCATTTATCACATACATGGAAGCACATCCACTATCAAAGGACGAAGCTAATGGAGGCTGAAGTTGATGCATGGAAAGAAGCATTAATAGGGCTGCAACAATGCTTTTATATCGACAAACATGGCGAATATGATATTCTATATCAACGATTCCCGCCTGCAGCCATTGTCCATGGCGTAGTGTTCTGTGATGATATGAAGCATTATAAGCCTACAACAATGGATATAGCTATCCTGTACTTCGTTGTATATGGCATGTTAAATGACACTATACAACTTGGTGTCGATAACTACGGTAGCACATATGTCAGCGCAATCAAATTGCCTGATACTATGGAAATTGGCACGTGTGAACGACGGAATCTGTACGAAAACAACGTGTCAGATCAATTTATACACACATTGCAGATCAATGCAGATAACCTTTCTGATGCAACTGCAAATGACATTTTCAATGGTCTTGGTTTATCTTATGCGTCAATCAGCGCGCATGAGGTGAGTAAGAAAATGACCAGTTTTTACAAACGATTAAGCGCCTTTTTGTGGCGTATGTAGGAGAACACTATGACAAGTCCAGCAGTTCCAGCATGGTTTTACCATGTAACTGGCAAAGATTGGTGGTCAAACGACACCAAGAACCTCAATGACGCAGTACAGGTGTACAAAGATGATAAACAAGCCGAATACATTGTGCATGAGATTAACAATGCGTTAGATCATGTTATGGCAAATGACGAGTTTACACGAGAGCAGTTCAACTCCGCTGTTGCCGTCATTTTGCAGGCACGTGAATCATTAGCTGCAGCACACACGAAGTTAAGTCTAGAATTGACAAGGGCTAAGAAAGCTGTTGAGGCCAACAAATATCTTGAAAAGCAGTGTGAGCAACTGCTCACAAACATTTTGCAAAGCCAAGATATGTCGCAACTTGTTGCTCATGACTATGAAATCAAACTCAAACTTAAGCCAGGGCAATTGAAAAGTAGTGCTGAACCAACAATTAAAGATTTGCAAGTACTTGGCGAAGCGTATATACGCCAAAAATTAGAGTGGAATATAGCCAACATCAAGGCAGGGCTGGCTACTGGCGATATTTCTCACACTTGGGCTACTGAAAAAGGCTTTGAGTTAGTACGCGAGCAGTCTATTTCAATCAAAAAACTGGAGACAGAAAATGCTTGAGTTCATTATATTGGCAGTTACAACTGGTCTGGTTGTACTTGGCTATGGTATGTACAAGATCAGTGATTTGTTAGAACGTGATTTGTATTCATTGTGGGTAAGCCATCAAGAAATACTCACTATACTGCGCAAAATTGCTCAGCGGACTAACATTAGCGAACATGACAACCTAGATTAAGCCACCCCCATGTGGTACTCCCTGAAATTGGGGCGAGGACTTTGTGCCTTGCCCCTTTTTTTTCCTAGATTGCGCACCCACTTTATAAGGCAACACATGGCTGGCAAGCAATCTTTGAAAACAAACAACACAGCAAAGAACGAAAGTTTGTTTTTTGCTTTACTCATATCACAAGGTTTACCTCTACCAGAGAAAGAAGTCAAGATGATCGATGGTCGTCGTTATCGGATAGATTACGCATGGCCTGATTTGCGTCTTGGCGTTGAGATACAAGGCGGTGTGTACACGCGAGGAGCTCACGGGAGCATTACAGGCATCCTACAAGGCTACAAAAAGTCCAATGATGCAGCTTTATACGGCTGGACATTACTTTATTTCACACCAGCAGAAATGAAATCATTAACCACAATCAACCACATAAAGAAAGTTTACCAATGGAAAACAACCAATGGATTGACACAGAGCTAGAGTGCCTAGTTGTAGGGTCTTTCCTAACCAGTTCAAAGGCATTTGATCCAACACTGGTGCAACCAGAGTTTTTTACTCTGCAATATTTGCGTACAGTATGGACAACCGCATTCCAGGAATGGATTGCAGGCGTACCAATTGACCTTGTTACAGTCACAGGCGCACTGCAACGTAACGGTATGCTCGATCTTGTAGGTGGCGCAGGTACAGTAGCTAAAATCATAGCCAATTGCCCTACATTAGCCAGCGATAAACACGTCAAAGTGCTTCGCAACCTCTGGCAAAGGCGTACAACACAGTATGCTTTGGAACATGCTATGCGCGATCTTGAGGCAGGCAAGACACATATCAAAGATATTGTCGCCAAAATTGACCAAACAGTCCTCGATGTTGTAGTAGATCAGCAGCACAGCCATCTTAACAAAGATGCAGAGCTGGATGAGATTACAGACAAGATATTGAACCCCGTAAGCCATGATTGTATACCTACAACATGGCCTAGTTTAGACAAATTGATAGGCGGGTATAGGCCAGAAGAGCTGGTTTTGATGGCAGGCAGACCAGCAATGGGCAAAACAGCACTCATGGTTACGGCTCAACGCGATTTAGCCATTAAAGGTATACCCTCAATATGCTTTTCGCTGGACATGGGACGCAAACAACTATGGTCACGGTACATAAGCCAAGAATCAAACATCCCTGTTAACCGATTAGAAGCTGGCGTACACCTCACAGATGACGAAATAGCTGCTATACGCAAATCTGTCGACGAGCTCAAGCGTCTACCAATGTGGGTTGACACAGATCCATACCATACACTAGCCGAAATCCGCATGATTGTGCGTCAAATGGTACTCAAACATCAAGTCAAAATTGTGTTTATAGACCATTTAGGCAAAATACGCCCAGAAAAAGCCAACAGTCGTGAGCAAGAGGTAAGCGTAATTGTGCAAGGGCTAAAAGCTCTAGCCAAAGAGTTTAATCTAACCATCGTTTCATTGGTACAACTTAACCGTCAGGTAGAAATGAGGGCAGATAAACGGCCTATGCTATCCGATCTGCGTGAGTCAGGCAGCATCGAGCAGGAAGCAGACATCGTATTGATGTCATACAGACCTGAGTACTACAATCTAAAC